GGTCTGGATCGGAGCTGAACCAGAGGTCTCAGTCTATCCACCAGATTATGGATATGGAAGAGAAGCGCGCTCGGGGGAAGATGAAGTAATGGCTGAGTTAATAATTCCCTACCAACCGAGACCTTTGCAGTTGGACCTTCATTCTGACCCTACACGATTCAAGGTGCTGGTTTGGCATCGACGTGCTGGTAAAACGGTTTGGGCTATTAACGAAGCGGTCCAGAAGGCTATTCAGGCGTCTACGGAGGGGAAGCCCCGGCCACGGGTTGCCTATATTGCGCCGCTGCTGAAACAGGCGAGAACAGTCGCCTGGGACTATGCGAAAGAATTTACTTCACAGTTGCCGGGGTTTAAGCCGAATGAGGGAAACTTACATATTGATTTTCTTGATGGCTGTCGCCTCAATCTCTTTGGCTCTGACAACCCTGATGCTGCTCGTGGGATTTATCTCGACTTTGTTGTGATGGATGAGTACGCCCAGATGGCACCGAATATGTGGACGGAGATTATCCGACCGGCTTTGTCAGACCGTCAGGGTGGTGCCGCGTTTATTGGAACGCCGAAGGGCAAGAACTCGTTCTACAATCTGTACAAGCGCGCACTGGATGATGAAACGGGTTCTTGGGCGGGGTATCTCTACAAGGCTTCGGAGACAGGATATGTTGACGAGGGGGAGCTCTCAGCCGCCAAGAACGACATGACGGAGGAGGAATACGCCCAGGAATATGAGTGTTCTTTCGAGGCTGCCATCCAAGGGGCTTACTTCTCCAAGATTATGGAGAGAATCACTAAGGCTGGGCAGATCTGCTCAGTGCCGTACGAGGGCGAATTGCCGGTCCACACTGCATGGGATTTGGGTCTGGATGATATGACGGCCATCTGGTTCTACCAACTTGCCGGCAAAGAAGTCCGTATGATCGACTACTACGAAGGTAGTGGGGCAGGTCTCCAGCACTACGCTCAAGTCCTGAAGGAGAAAGGCTACACCTATGGGGAGCACCATCTCCCTCACGATGTGAAGGTGAGAGAGCTATCCACGGGGAGATCCCGCTTGGATGTTCTCAGGTCTCTGGGTGTTAACCCGGTGTATATTGTGCCTAAGCTCTCGATTGAGGATGGCATTTCAGCGGTGCGGTCAATCCTGACAAGGTGTTGGTTTGATGAGAAGAAATGCGCGAAGGGGATTGAAGCTCTCCGCCAGTACCGCACGGAGTATGACCAGAAGGCACAGACCTTCAGGAACAGGCCTCTCCACGATTGGACATCACACCCTGCTGATAGCTTCCGGTATCTCGCAGTTTCCCTTAGAGACCCGATTGAACAACGCCGGCTGCAGTCAACGGCGGAACAAGTGTATGACGTGTTTGATCCGTATTCCTCACAGACAGACCATCAACATTCTGATGTGTGGACGCCGTGGTAAGGCCTTGGGTTGAGGATGACCTCGATGCCCTAATTGATATGGGGCGCAGGTTTCACGATGAGGCTGAGGCCTACCATAACTTCGAGTTCTCTCCGCATCGCATTATGCAGAACTTTTTTGCTGTCTTGGGGTCTCATGATCAAGTCGGCCTTTGTTATGACGACGGGGGAATCAAGGGGGCCATAGCAGGGGCAATTTACCCTCAATTCTTTTCCAAAGGCTTAACGGCGTCTGAGCTGTTCCTTTTTGTGGAACAGACCGCCCGTGGGGGCGTTATAGGGAAGCGCCTTATCCGTGCCTTTGAGACCTGGGCGATCAGTATGGGGGCTTGTGAAATCCGCGTAGGTGTGAGCGCCGGGATAAAATCAGAGCGAACTATTGGACTTTATGGAAAATTAGGATACAATCCGACAGCAACTCAACTGCGAAAGGTTTTATGATGGGTGGTATCTTTTCATCGCCGGCACCTCCTCCAGCGCCGGTAGTGTCCCCTCCCCCGCCGCCTCCGACCAAATCGGATGACGATGTTCGGGCTTCTAGAGAGAATGAGCGCAAGCGCCGCCTGGCGGCTGCTGGCAGACAAAGCACAATCCTAACAGGCGGAACAGGCACTCAGGTAGCTGAGGCTCAGACCCAGAAGCAAACCCTGCTGGGTGCGTAATGCCTTCTAGAAAAAGGCTAGCGAGTGGGGCGTCGAACAAGATTATCAGGGCTAATGTAAAGACCCTGGTCGGGGAAGGCTACAACCGTGATAAAGCGGTTGCTGTTGCTTTGAGGAAAGCTGGACGTGGCAAAAAAGCGAAATAGCAACGAACAGTTTGTTCGCGATGTCGCGCTTATGCACGATGATGCGTCTGGTGTGCCTGTGCAGACTGGCTGGTCTTCGCCCTTACCTACCTCACCAGAACTACCACTCACAGCCTTCGGTGAACTGGATGTTGCTGAGAATGTACCCGTCTACCAGACCGACTTCGTGTATGGTGGACCACATGAACAGTTGCATACCGAGACAGTACAGACAGGCGGGACAGTCACCTACGCTGACAACATGGTTGTATGTAATAGTGGCGAGACTGCGCTGGGCCTAGCCGCACTGTCGTCCAAGCGGTTCGTTAAGTACCACCCCGGTCAAGGTGTCCTCGCTCGGTTCACGGCGATATTCGACACGCCAACGGCTGCGAGTATCCAAGCGGCAGGGCTATCGAATGGCGAGAGTGGTATCCTGTGTGGCTACCGTTTTAATAGCGAGTTCGGTGTGTGGCGTCAGTATGATGGTGTTCGGGAAATCCAAACGCTGACAGTCACAACTGCATCGACAACGACTGAGAACATCACGATCACGCTCGACGGAACGGCTGTCTCTACTGTGGCCGTGACAAACAGCGGGAGTACGACGCAGACTGCCAACGAGATTGCAGCCCACGACTATAGCCAAGTCGCTGATGTGGGGTGGAGAGCCTACGCAGAAGGCAGCACCGTTGTGTTTATCTGCGAGCAGACCAGCCCCCGCCCCGGATCGTTCACACTGTCAGGTGCGACCACGGCTGTAGGCACCTTTGCTCAAACTGCTGCTGGTGCTGCGCCAACTGTCAGTGCTGGGAACGGCAACTATGTCACGCAGTCTAACTTCAACCATGACACGCTGGACGGTAACGGGCCTAGTGGCCTTACTGTTGACTTCACCAAAGGTAACGTGTTCCAGATTGACTTCCAGTATCTCGGCTTCGGATCAATCAAGTTCTACATTGAGAACCCCGATAACGGGCGGTTCATCCTATTCCACGACTTCCATTATGCGAACAGTCACACCATACCCAACCTTGGAAACCCTTCACTCGTATTCAGTCTGTCTGCTTATAATTTCTCAGGGCCAACATTCGGGGTGACGACAAAGAGTGCATCAGCGGCGCTATTTACTCAGGGCAAGCGTGTAGATCCCATTATCCGTTATGGAGACAGTGAAGAACAGACGAGTGTTTCTACGGGTGCGCTTGTGCCAATCATGTCTATCCGACCTAAACAGGTCTATGGCGGGAAGCTGAACCTTTCGGAAGCAATAGTCGAGGAAATATCTGTCGCGTTTGAAGGCACGAAGCTGAACAATATTGAGATCATCATTGACGGTGACTTGAGTGATGATGCCGACTTCCAGCCTATCGGCGGAGATAGCATGATGCTGGTGGACAAGGGCGCAACGTCTATCTCTGGGGGCTTTCTGAAGACAGCAAGAATAGTCGGTAAGACCGGGGCCAGTGCGAAAGGGCGAAACGATCTTGGCGAGTTCTATATCAACCGACAGAGAACCGTGACAGTGGCAGTCAGAACAGGCGCAAACAACACAGACGTTCGGGCGTCTATCGTCTGGGCCGAGGATATTTAGGTCAGGAAAGATTAATGGAAGCAAAGAAATATTTAGCCCGATTAGAATCCCTCGAGGGGGATCGACGCAACTGGGAATACCACTGGCAAGAGATTGCAGAAGTCATGTTTCCTAAGCGGTCGGACTTTGTCACCAGCACGGTGCGGGGCGAGCGGAAGAACACTAAGGTTGTTGACTCCACCGGGGTAATCGCCAATGAGCTTTTGGCTTCTGGCCTACACGGGATGCTCACCAACCCAGCTTCCAAGTGGTTTAAGCTGACGCTCGATAACACCGCATTCATGCAAGACAAGGGCGTTTTGGAGTGGCTTGAAGAGGCAGAGCGTCGGATCTACATGGCGCTTAACTCACCAAAGGCCTCGTTTGCTTCTCACATGCATGAGCTTTACTTGGATGTAGGTGCATTCGGTACGGCCGTTATGTTCATCGGTGAAGACGAGGATGATGGTGAGTTGATGTTCTCCACCAAGCATTTGAAAGAATGTTTCTTGGCGGAGGACAAAAACGGTTTCATTGACACGATCTATCGTAGGTTTGAGTATACTGCTCGCCAGATCGTCCAGCGTTGGGGAGAAGAGAACGCCGGCAAGGACGTGATGAAATGCTATAATGAGGGGAAATACGATGAACTCTTTGATGTCATCCATTGCGTCCAGCCTAGAAAGGACCGTGACCCATCTAGAATTGACCGTGAGAATATGCCTGTTGCGAGCGTATATCTGCTTAAAAAGGGGGAACACATCCTTGAGGAAGGCGGTTTCGAGGAGATGCCGTATGTGGCTGTTCGCTGGTCGAAGGTGCCGGGGGAGATTTTCGGTCGAGGGCCGGGAGTATCTGCTCTCCCTGACATCAAGATGCTGCAAGAGATGGCAAAGACTGTCCTAAAGGCAGCACAAAAGATTGTAGACCCGCCACTGCTTGTCCCAGATGATGG